CAGTGCAGGTATCCCTGCACGTACTCCTTCAACTCCACAAAGCGTAAGTACCTTCATAACATAACCAAATGTGGCGGTGTCTGGTATGTGCCTTGCTTCCCACTCCATATTGAAAGCGGGACCAGCACTAGCCATAAAAGCACCAAGTGCAATCCATACCAAACGACCCCACGCTATGCTCATCGTACTGTTTTAGTCTTCTCTTCCAGGACTCTCAGTCGTTCCTTGACACTCTGGAGTTCTTTATCCAATCGTACAATCTCTACCCGCATATCCTGAATACTGCCCTTAAGGTCTTTATACTGCGTCTCACTCTGCTGTGTAAGGTTAGCCAGCATAATCTCAAGCTTGTCCACCTTACGTACAAACGTAAAGGATGCACCCAAGAAGGATGAAACAGCACCAAGAAAAACAGTTAGTACAACTGTACCAATATCCTTAATTTCCATCAGAACCACCTGTTACGGGAGGGATTGCAAATGGAGAACCCGGCATACGCAAGAATGTATCAAGTTGAGACCACAACCTCATACGAGTCTCGTTGTACCAATTTCCCCAGAAGGCACGTTGAGCAACAGATGGGTCATCCGTATTCTTCAATGCCAACTTGTAGGCAGCGTAACTAGCCCACATCTTCAACTGCAAGTCATCAGGAATAACCGTAACAGACGTAGCACCAATATCACCTAACGTGCCACAACCATAAACAGTAAACGTAGTGGATGCTGATGGAGCAGGATAAATCCTTATCTGGTAATCACCAGAGCGATACCAATACTTAGGCGTACCAGCTGCTGTAGTCTCGAACGTGGGGTCATATGCCCTTAGGGTAGGTTCACTACAGTGGACTAGGTTTGTAAGCCCAGATTGGACAGTAAGAGGAAACCACATACTACTAGCGTCGTTCACCGTTGAAGCGTCAGTAGGTACGTAGGCTGAGTCTAGGCTAATGCTAGACAGGTTGATAATAGGATTGGACTGAGTAATAGTTCCTTTTACTGGAACGTATATACAAGTCCTACACGTTTCTTTAATGGCTTCGTTTAGATAAGCCTCAATCGTTTGACTGGTCGTTGTAGAGACAGTGCCTGAACCGTTACCAACTTCACCTACTGAGGAATCAGTTGCTTCGTTCAAGAGGCGAATAACCTCTGATGTAAGTGTAGTCAGGGTTGCCATTAAACTGTCCTTCGACCATAGATAGCAGAGTTGGATTCAACCATACCTAGTCTATCTAAGTATTCTGCCTTGTATATAGCAAGTACTTGATTATCCTTCATCTGCATAGCACGAGCGTAAAGGACACCATAAACAAGACAGTCATGCGCTGAATCTGGTAATGGACACTCTTGGTCATCTGCCAGAGGTACTGCATTACCGTTCGTATCGTACTGCCATATCATTCCAGGTTGACAGTAACCTTCAATCATCACGCCGTTTGTAACACTAGAGATTGGCGTAGGAAGGAACCTAAGCCTATTCGTTGCATAAAGTATGCAAGCGTCAATAACAGCGTCACCTTGAGTCCTGTAGCGGTCTACTTGCCTGTCAGCAAAGTCTAACAACCGTAGCCGTCGGTACTCGTTGTCTTCCCACTTGAATACTCCCCTAATACGATACATATCAGGGGAGCAGTATTCGTCTACACCATCCTCTAAGTCTAGGTAACGTCTGCCAAACAAACAGTCTGTTTTACGGGCTATCTGATTGGCAGATTCCAACACTAGGTATTCAAGTCCAAATGGGTCAAGGTCTTGCTTGCTACCAAAATGGTGCAAACCTATCATCCTGACCTTTTGTTTGATTTCACCTAGTGTCATCTCGTTACCTTATATTACTTAGAGGCTGACTGAGCCGTCACGTCCGTTGACAATACCAGCCATCGAAACAACAAGTGTTCCGCCAACCGTACCGGAACCAGCGAGTGCGCCAGTACCGATGATTTGCAAGTATGGCTTGCTTGTCATCAACGGAAGATACACAACCTGACTTCCAGCAGCAGTTACTGTTACAGGAACAGATGCTGTTACATCACGAAGACTAGCATCGTTGAGTTTTCCACTAGAAACTGTAGAAGCATTTGCTCCCACAACCTTCAGCGCAAATGTACCATTGCCAGCACTCACACCAGCTGCCGTCAAGATAATCTTGACAAACAAACTCTGCTGTTGTCCGTTTACTCCAGTGAGTACTTCTGCACCAGGAGCTGCAGTATCTGCCTGAGCAGTAAAATCTGCTGCTGCAGCAAGAATCATATTAGGGGATGAATATACATCCGAATATGTTCCTGTTGCTTGGTTGGCTGTACCTGTAAAAGTAATCGTTGTTGACAACTTATCGGATAATGCAGATGAGCCAAGGGTACCGGGCATCGATGCACTAATAGTTGTAAATTTGAAGGAAGCCTTCTTATCACGTGCCATTTCTTTTCTTCCTTTCTATTATGCGACTCGGCAGAACAAGCGACCAACGGCACGAGTATGTGGAACCCACAAACCAATACCCCAATCGAAGACAACGTTGTGCATAATGCCATTTTCCTTGGACAGACCAAGGTAGGTTGGCTTGAATGGTCCACTCTGCCATCCCTGTGCATATCCAGTTCCATAACGAACTGCATAGATGGAGGAGGCAACTGCACCAGTAATACCAGATGCGCTCTGAGTATCCGAGATTACACTCGTAGTACCATCAGCCTTACGACCAACTGTACGAACGGTTGCATTCTTGTACTTCTCAACTGGGCGGTCAAACGAATCACGAGTGACATCAAAACCAGCACCAATACCCATAGTACGGATAGCGAACTCTACAGAACGCTTTGCCTTCTCAGACATATACAGAACAACACCATCTCCATCTGGGGAGTTCATGTTGTCAAGCAACTGCTGGAGATAAGCAAAGAATGCGTTAGCCGTCTTAGCGTCTGTACTAGCCGAGATATCGATACGTGCAGCGTCTGGTGCAACCAACGACATTTCCGATGGAATGTCAAAGTCGTTGTAGTTGTCCATACGGTAAGCAAGTCCTGGGAAACAATCAATATTGCCCGTAAGCGGATTGTTGTTAATGAACTTGTCGTTGAAGTCATAAGCAAAACCTTCGAGGAAGATTTGAACCTGAGCTTCAATCGGGTCGATGATGTTCGTTGGCTGGTCAAGCAGAACGTGGTCTACAAGAATCTTGTTACGAACAAGGTACATCTGCTCTTCGTAGGACTTTGGTCGACCCTTAACCGCAACTGGTTCAGAGTTAACACCCGTCCAGTTTGGCGAAGGAATACCTGAGTTCAGGTAACGAACACCAATCTGCTTGAGCGATGGGGAGGTATAGAGAGGAATATCCTTAAGGGCATTCCACGTCTGGTGAAGAGATTTTGTGATTTCCTTGACGAGAGGGTCGTTGCTAATAGCTGCTTGGTCCGCAAGCGTCAAGGCTCCGTTAAAGTCAATAGCCATTTACTTAGCCTTTCCTACATTGTTTTGTTTCGGTTGATGCCCATCAATTCTGATAGACCCATCCGACGGGGTGATTGTTGTGTGCCACCAACCACTGGAGCCGCTGAACCTGCTTGAGATTGTGGAGTCGGAGTACGCTGACCCTGAACAACCTGTTTGGTGAGTTCTGGCACTAGTGATTGTTGAAGACTCTGGATTTGGTCGTGGACCATCCGTACTGCGTCTGATGGCTTAATGCCAGCATTCACAAGACTGTCCACCATATGGTTTGCCTTCTGTGCCAACGGGTACATCTGGACTGCTTGTTCTCGTTCTCGCTGAACCATAAACTGACTGACTTCAGCCATAGCCTGTTCATAGCGGAACTTCTGAAGTTCAGCATCAAGCTGTAGTTGAGCAGTAGCCGGGTCTATTAAGTCTTGAGATTCAAGTTCACGATAACGCTGTTTAATAGACTCTTCTTGAGCCTGAACCTGTTGCTGTTGAATAGCCTTCTGTAAGTCAGCAGCTGATTGAAATCCCTGCTGTTCAAACTGACTAATAACATCAGCCCACTTGTCCAAGCGTTCTGAATAAGACTTAGCCTTATCGTTTACTTCCCTAAACCTATCGTATGGGATAGGACCAGGTTCCTTAGTATCGCTGACTGGCTGTGACAGATAACCGAAGTCATCGTCATTTGTGGATTGCTCCACTGGGACCGTAGCACTATCGTTAACGCCTGTTGTGCTTACAGTATCGTAGTCGGCGGCTCCACGAACTGCGTCCAAAATGGCGTTACCAACGCCGTAACCGTCTGACGCACCTGTTGATGACTCAGGTGTAGGTATCATCATCTCGTCTGACAAATGTATCGTACTCCTTATTTACGTTCTTGCCAACTATCCGTTGGCACTTGGAATAATTTGATTCTTAAGTTTTTCCTTTGAGATATCAACTATTCCCTTTGCAGCATCGTTCTCCTGTGTAAGGCGTGAACGCTCCCGCATCTTAAGAAGGTCAGCCTCAGTCTTAGCAGCGACTTGTGCCTGAATCTTCTGTATATCCAACTGAGAAAGCATCTGAGCCTCCTCAGGGTCAAACCGTTTGACAGAGTCAGCAGCAACCTGTTGTTGCTCCATCATCTGTTGTTGCATCATAAGAGCCTGTTGAGCCATACCCTCTTCTTGCTCATTCAAGTGCTGAATAATCTTAGAGGTCTCAGGTATGTTGAGCATACCAATAACAAGCTTGTTGGTTGATGGGTCACCAGGGTCACCAAACAATCCCATCTGACGCATAGCCAAAACCTTCTGTAGTTTCTGGTCAGGGCTATCTTCCATACTGGACCCCGGTACGTAGACAATCCGATACTGACCACCATTACGAATATGGTCAAAGGTAATGACACCCTGCTCAATATTCTCGTAAGGATTGGACTCTTGGTCAACATTACCAATGAATGGAGCAACACCAAACTGCTCTACAAGAGCAATCTCCCACTCTTTAATCTTGGCAGCTGATATCTCAATATCTGCACGTACGTAGGAATGCTGTGTGTTATCAGCACGTTGAAGGAGTTGGACAGCCTCAGCAGGTGTACCAGCAGGTGCTTGACCTTGCGATACATCATGCAATCCAGCAATATCCATCATGTCTTTCTCGATGTACTGGAGCATAGGGAATAGGTCACCACCAATACCCGGCGCACGAGATACTACTGGAGGCGCAGAACCTGGGTTGTAGTAAATCTTCTTGTACGTCCTACTCTCGTCGTAGTAGTCATCACCCTTATGGTTGAACGCATCAGCACCTACATTCGATAGACGCTGAACCATAACGTAGTCACGCTGTTGCTCAAACTGTTCAAGCATACGTGAGTACACCCGGTTATACGTTTGCTGTAGTGAACACAAGTCAAACCCTAGAGAGTGTCCATAAGGAGTACCTGAACGAGGTTGCCAACGTAGTGGGATGAATGGGAACTCATCCTTCTTCTTGTACAACCAAGGACCAGCGTGAAGCAGTACTGAGTTAGTGCTAACTATGTATCGCCCTGATGGATACTGTTGTGACGGTTTTTCCCAGTACTCATACACAATTGCTGCACGTTTTTTAGAGTCACTCTGTGCAAGTCGTGCTGTACTAGGTGGAACCCATCCGTTACCGGAACCATTACCACCCTCAAGATATGAGTCAATATAGGAAGCGTTATTACCTGTCAATGCATCAGGGTTTACCAACTTACCGATATCTCCGTAGTTGTCTACGAACCAAGATAGTGGTTTAGCTGATGCGTGAATCAACCAACGAACGTCAGCATCACGCTTTGCTGTTGGGTCTAGGAATACATCAAAGGCTGGAAGAATCTCTTCCTTGACATCACCAATCGTAATGTTCTCATATCCTGTAATCTCACCTGTCTCAGGAGAGAAGTAAGGCATGACCTGCTCACCCTTAGCATCCCAGTAAATCTTCAAGTAGGAAGTACCGCAGACACAAGCCCAGCGAACACGTTCCTTCAACTGAGTTTCACGACTGAACTTACGATTATAGTGACCACAAATGTGATTTGCCTCATCCGAGGCAAGTAAGTCTCTTTGAGTGTGAGATAGCGGTACTGCTCGTGCGTCAGGACCAACTTGCGTCAACTTACCTACAACACCATCAATCAAAGGGCGCATCTTATTGACTGTGATGTAACGGTTAGGCTCATCCTTATTCTGCAACTGAATAAGGTTACGAGTCTGGCTTGAGATACGGAACCACTGCCGTCCTTCAAAGAAGGCAATAGCCATAGCCCACTCAAGTTCCATTTCCTGTCTTGCTCGATAAGCAATGTCAAACTGACCTTTGACGAACTTGATTACTTCAAGCTTCTCTTCGCTTGGTGCTTCAGGTAATACCTTCCACTCATTGGAGTTGTGGTCAATCGTCAGGTTATTGTTATTGATAGTCTCATCATTCTTGAGTTCCGCTGCTCCAGGAATACCTTGAACCATACGTTTCTCAAACGCCATAACCTTAGGTTCTGACTCATCCTGCATCTTCTGCTCTGCAAAAGAGACAAGCCCGGACATAACGTCCATCCCTACAGTATTCTTATTCCTTTTGCGTTGCAGTGGAAGCCTCATCAGATGTACCAATCCTTATCGTCCTGTTGCTTTTTGACAGGGATATTCCGACGTATACAGTGTAATTCATACGCAGTATACACACACGCACAACTCACTATAAGTGCAAGTGTACCAAAGTAAATGTTCATAGGTTTCACAAGTAGTCTTTTCTTCCGTAACCATCATCTGCCCATAAAGGCTTCCACGTCTGCATATCTGTAGTCTCAGGACATTTCACCGGATACTCACGCCACATCAAGCCATACCTAAAGGAGTCAATTGCGTGGTCACTACGAGTACCACCATCAATATCTTCAGGGTCTCTAGGGTCAGCCATAGTGTTATTCAACTCACGTATTAGGTTAGGGCAAGCATCACGCACAATACGTAACTTAGGCTTTATCTTGTCACCATCTACTCTGGTAGCAATCAACCATTCCTTTACCCTGCGCCATCCTGCTTTACGGTCTTTTACTGCCCTTACACAAGGCAATCCCTTCTTCCACCAAATCTCAACAGGATACTCACCAATACGTTGTGCAGGATTCTCAGGAGGGAATGTATTAGCCCAGTCAAAAGCAATAGCCTCTAACTTCGTATTCCACTTGCCTTCTTTGAATCGCCTGTCATTAGCCTCACCTAACTTAAATTTCTCCAACAGGAGAAGTGCATTATCAGCCTGTTTAGATGACACATGACCTGCTTCATAAAACTCTCCAATAGCGTAGATGTTCTCTTTCTCATCACTAGCGTAGAGAATGAATGCAGCTGGACTACCAGTACCAAAGTCGTGGCTTGCCCAGTAACGCCACCAAGGCTGTAACTCAACGGCATCAACAACGTGCCAAGGGTCACCATCAGGACCATACTCTTTGAAGTCACCAAAGAAGCGTCCACCAACACCTACTTCATGCTGACACTCTCGAAGGAATGCAATGATTCCAAAGTCATCAATCTCACGTTGACAGACTTCAATAGACTTATGCTCCCAGTTCGCTGTACCACTAGTAATCTTATATCCAGTACGACCGTCTTCCTTCTCAACAGGTTGATACTCTAGGTTCTCAATCGCTGGAACAATTGGTGATTGGATTCTGTTCTGTAACATATCTAACTCACCACTTAGAACACGACTCATAACTGAGTTAGCGTGAATCCTGTTCTGGACAAAGACAATCGCACAATCAGTACTCTTCGCAGGGAGAATAGTCTGAGTGATAGTCTGCACCTTCTTCTCAACTCTATTGACAGAGTCATCCAACTCATCAATATCGTCGAGGATAATCATGTCAGGGCGAAGGTTATCAAGTTTGACACCACGTGCGCCTGTATCAAGTCCAAAGGCTAGGATATTAAATCCATTAGCAGTACGCAGTTTCTCAGCATTCCAACCCTTGGAATAACCATACTTATTGATGGCTCGCTGGATACCACACTTCTCCATCGTGTTAGCAATATCAGCGACGTGACGGTTAGCAGCATCCTGTGTTGAACACACGTACAACAAGAATCGTCTAGTAGCCTTGACTGCAATACGACTTGAGATAAGTTCCATCGTAGTAGACTTACCACCACCACGAAACCAACACTCAATAAGAGCAGGTGGAGGATTCTTAGCCTCAATAGACTCAGCCCATTCCCACGCACGTATATGGTGTTTAGCAAGTGGTGCAGATGCAGCATGAGGAGCGTAACGCTTCAGCCATCTCTGGTAATCCATCTCATGTCCATCAATAGGACTTGCTACTGAACCAAACTCACTACCATCTATCTGTACATCAAATCGTTCTTGCATCGCTTGTAGCAATGCGACAGTCAAAGGCTTATTCGGACGAATGAACTTCTTCAGTGCCTTCGGCGTTATCCTCGTATTCACCTGACTCTTCTGTGCCATCAACTACCTCAGCATCAATAATCATGTCATCAATAGTTTCTTGATAGACAGCAAGCAACTTACCTACACCAGCCTTGATACCCTGCAACTCCTCTGCGTTGGTGACGTTGTCTTGGATGATTTTAACCATCTGCATCACAAGGCTAAATGCTTGGTCTACCTCAAGAGTATATGCTTTTTGATGCAACAATCGTTGCTCAGTCTCAACAATAGACGTACGTTTTTCGATGAGTTCAATAACATCTTTAGCAGCTGCAAACTCACTCATTACGTTTTCGAGTGCTTTACCTAACTCATCAAAAGTATCCCAAAAGTCATCTGCGTAACGCTTCTCACAACACGTACGATACATCTCTTGTATCTTCTTGTATTGCTCAATACTTACACCTTCAGATGCAGCCTCAGCACGATTATCAAGAAGTGCAGTGATATACGCAGCGTCATCACGCAGAGACCACAAGCCAGGGTCTTCTCTAAGTTCGTCAATGCGACCAAGTAACTTAGAACCTACATTCCTAAAACGACCAGAGTTAATCTTACTTTTTAGTCCAGTCGTAAAGTTCATAGTGTCGGTGGTAGCGACTGCTGGTACGCCCCCGTGCCGAAGGCAAAAGAGTTGCCCCTTAATAGCGAAGTTCTTACACTTGTAGGTGACATACCCTTTACTAACTTCAGCGTCACATAGTTTGACTAAGCCTCCGTTACGTGTCTTATAACGAATGCCGTCTTTCTCTGTTACAGGGTCTTCCGCATCCTTCTTAGCACCAAACCCTTTGTAGTACCTAAACGAACGCTTCAATGTTTTTACTTAGTACCTTTGACAGTGTATACTTTTACTATGTCACATATATCAGTACCAGACCATTATCGCAAAGGCGCAATCCAACCAGTTGAGGCTATTAGTGACTGGGGACTAGGATTTGCCCTTGGGAATGTAGTCAAGTACGTATCTCGTGCTGGCAAAAAAGAAAGTGCCACTCGTCAAGATGACTTGATGAAGGCACTCTGGTATTTAGTTTACGAACT